AAATTAGTTATTGGGGTTTGCATAAAGTTGATTCAAGAGCATTAGAAGGGAAACAAGGAAAAGCAAAAAAATTTGATAGGAATACAATAATATTACAACAAGTTTCATTGAGAGGAAAAATCGGTAAATTTACAAGAGAAGCCAGAGCTATGATGAGACCTGGAGATGGTGAAGCATTCTTAAAAAAACATAAAAAAGAAATTGACGAATTAAAATCGGAATTGGCAAAATTAGATAAAATCTTAAAAGAACATCAAACGGAATCAATACCAGAAATTATAAAGAAAGTTGAGGACCCAGTTAAAAATGTTAGCAATGATATTAAAGATTTAAAAGAAATGAAAAAATTAATAAAAAAATTGGACCCGGTAAAATCAAAAGGTGATGAAATATATTCAAAGTTTTCTAAACAAATTACGGATAATATTTTAAATGAAATTCCTAAAGCTACCAATATTAAAACTGATACTAAGAGTGATTTAAAAAAAATTAACAAAAAATTTGAAGAATTAAGAGAAATTAAAAAATTAGTAAAACAATTACAACCAATAAAATTATTGGACCAATCTAAAATTACAGATTTAATAAAACAAATAGAAATATCAAATGACCAATTAACTAAAAAAAATGATATATTGGATGAAAAACGTAAAGATATTACAAACAAATATTCTAAATTAAAAAAGAAATCAATTAAAAAAGTTTCGGTAAAAAAAGCTTCAATCAAAAAAGTTTCAGTTAAAGAATTAGGGAACTTAAAACGGGATGAAATTATTAAACAAACAAAATCTAAAATTATTCTCCCGATGTCTTATGACAGAGATTCGCCAGCCGAACAATCAAATTTATTAACTAAAGTTTATAAAAAATTATTAACTCAATATGGTAAAGCTACAAAAGACAACAAAAAAATTATTGATAAGGATATAACGAATATAAAAACTATTATAAAATCTATTTCGGATAGACAAATTGAAGGAAGAAAAAAAGAACGAGAAAAAATGGAGAAAGAACAAGAAGAATTTGAAAAGAAATTATTATTAGAAAAAAAAGAACGTGAAGAAAATACTAAAAATATTGGGCAAAAAACGGCAGCAACAAAATTAAAAAAAGAAAAATTTGAAAAAAAATATAAAGATGCTTATGATTATGGAGAAAAAATAGGATTAAATCTGGAACTTGACATAAAACCAGAATATAAAAATAATTTGGATTTATCACATCTTATGATGCAATTTAAAAATTATATAAAAACTTTAAAAAATAAAACATTCTATAAAGTTATCAAAAAAGATTTTGACAATGTGATTAAACGAGTAGTTGAAGATATGGCAGATATTGATGAAGAAGACGATGAAGAAGATGAATATGATTTAGAGAATAATAAATTGACATATAGCGATAGTGAATTTTATGATACATTTATTAATTCAATTAATTATAGTTTGGCAAAAAATCCAGATAAAAAAAAAATTATAAAAGGTTTTAGTAATATTTACCATGAACACATTGATTTTACTAAAAACTAAACATTATTATATATATTCTATTGAATTTATATTATAAAAACCTATTAGCAATAGCCTTATTAAGTCTTTACTTTATAAAGTAAAGACATAATTGTATTACTATTTATACTATTTTTTACTATTAATATTACTATTTACTATTACTATTAGTAAAATAGTAATAATATAATTATAAATAAAATATATTATGATAATATATGAAAATAACAACCAATGATACTTTAAAATTTATCAAACATATGGGTATTGATATAGACGATAAATTATTTACGGTTGATGACTTGAAAAAAGGAATGAACGTAGAATTAGAACATGGAAAAAAACATTATTTTACAAATGTAACAAACAATAATAAAATAATAACCGGTAAAATAGCTTTAGCCCATTTAAATGAATTTCCAGATTATTATGAACGATTAGAAAAATTAGAAAAGGGAGCCCGTAAATATTGGGATAGCAAAAAATAATTTATCCTTTCATTTTATCAAAAATATCCATTTTTTCTTCATTTGTAACATTTTTTGTATCTAATAGTTCAAATAATAGTTTTTTATCATTTATAAGGTCATCAATATGCTGTTTTTGGGTTTCTATTAATAATTCCCTTTTTTTTATGTCATTATTTTTTTTTCTTATTTTTGATTCATTTAATAATTTATTGGCAAGCATTCTTTTTTCTTTATCAATCCTTCTTTCTTCTTGAATTATGAGACATCTTCTATATTCATCTTCTGTTTCAACTGATAATCTAGGACGTCCTTTATATCCAAACATTATATTTTATATTATTATAATTATATAATAAAATAAACATGAAATTATTTTTAACATTATTATTTATTTTCTAATAATGTGATTCTGTCAATTAATGAATCAATTGTTGTATGTAATCGTTGAACTTCTTTTAATAAAATAATTGGGATACCATCATATGCAACACCTTTTATTGTTATTCCGTCTGCTTCATATGTTGATAAATGGGGAAATACTTTATTAACTTCTTCGGCAATTAAACCATATGTAGGTCTTGCTGTTTCTTCCCCTATATAGTTAAATAAAACAGGTCTTAAATTTTGGATTTTGCAACAATCATCACATGAAATATCCGTTATATTTGTTTTGAATCTTTCCGATGATGCGCCACATGTTAATTGACCAGTTGTGGAACAATAAACCTGTAATGATGTTAGAGCTGGTCCATAGTATATATTAGATATACGGGTAGCCCCACTTTCCCCATCTGTCGTTGTAAAACCTACACTAGGTCCATTACCTATGTATACATTTCCACCCCCTGTTGTTTGTGTTGTGCCGTTTCCTATGCATATATTTGCATCCCCTGTTGTCAATGTATTTAATGTTAAAGGACCTATGCCTATATTGTTTGTTGCTGATGTTAATGTATAATTTCCTGCCATTTCCCCTAGAAATGTATTATATGTCCCAAAATTATGTAAAAATCGTCCCCCTGGTTTCATTATATTTCCGACCGCTGATGTTGAATTTAGCAATGATATATCATCAGAAAATGTTGTTAAAGCTGAAAATGTTTTTGCTCCTGCAATTGTTTGTGTTCCTGTAGTTATACCCCCTGGTTGTGCTGCACTACATGGTTGCAATGTTAATGTTGAACCTGATATAGATGCTCCGCCAGAATTTGGGACAGCTCCAAAAGCGGATATTGTAGTCAATCCAGATGGTCCAGTAGGTCCAATTGGTCCAATAATTCCAGTTGCTCCAGTTCTTCCTGTAACTCCGGTTGCCCCTTGTATTCCAGTAGCTCCAGTCCTTCCTGTAAATCCTGTAAATCCGGTTGCTCCTTGTATTCCTGTAGCTCCTTGTATTCCGGTATATCCTGTAAATCCAGTTGCTCCAGTAAATCCAGTTGCTCCAGTAAATCCAGTTGCTCCGGTAAATCCAGTAGGTCCTGTATAACCTGTTTCTCCAGTATAGCCTGTTGCTCCTGTAAATCCAGTTGGTCCCTGTAATCCAGTTGAAAAAGTTGTTGTAACTTGACCTACCGTATTATCGTTATAATATATTGAAATTGTTCTATTTCCTGCCGCAACACTAATTGTATGTGTTATTATAATTCTATCAGTCGTTAAAATTGGGGTTTGTGGTATTGCCTCCGAATATGAATATAATGTAGGAGCCGAACCAACAATTAAAACTGGCAAACTTGAACTTAATAAAACTTGTGAGCCTCCTACACTATCACATTTATAAATATTTGTCGTTAATGATGGAGAACCACCATTTGTAGCAACTGACATCCATAAATCAAAATTAAATGTCCCAGCCGGTATTGAATCTGTATTGGGGTCATTTGGTGGGGTTATAAATTGACTAAATAATATTGGAGTTCCAGAAAATACGGTATGAGTTACTACTGTTTGTAATCCAATACTAATATTTTTATTTAAATCTTTGTATCCAGTAACTCCACTATTAATATCATTATTCATATAATATACTATTCCGGCACTTATACCCTGTGGTCCTATTGGTCCGGTAGCTCCTGTAAATCCAGTAGCTCCTGTTATTCCATTTGCTCCAGTATTTCCGGTTCCACTCCATAATATACCATTTACATAAACTGGGGTACTTACATCCCCTATATCAATTCTAGAACTATTAAAACCTAATGATAAATCAGATGGTATAAAACTATCTACGCTTTCAGTATATACTGTTCTGCAGTATATTTCATCAAAATTTTCGGTCATTAAATTTGAAATTGACATATATACTATTATTATGTCAAAAAAAAATATTACATATAATATATATGACCAACGAAATTACAGAATCCGAAATTGTTTTAAAACTTTATACTAAAAAAGGTGAGACCATGCAATTATACGATGATTTCGGTATAAATTATAATGATGTTCATTATAAATGTATTTTTAGAGAGATAGAAGATTATGATAATGTTTTAGCTGAAAATATTTCATTAAATAAAAAAAATGAAAAATTACAAAAAAGAAATGATGAATTAGAAAAATCAATTAAATTTATTACGGAAACAAATGATGATTTAAAAGAACATCACCAATTATTGAAAAATAAACTTAATACCGGTAGATGGATAAAAGTTCAACGAACAGGATTTGAAAAAGTTTTTATTGGTCCTGACGTTTAGTATGATGTTCGTCGCAATTGTCATCATCCATTTCTACTAAACAACAATCGCTAAACATACATTTAAAATGTCCAGATTTAAAGCCTACAAATAGACTAATTACTAATGAGATAGTCCCTATAACGACAGTTGTTATTAAAGTTGCTAAACTTAATGGGTCCATATATAAATTTTATATATATATAAAATCTTTTGTATATTTATATGTTACTAGGTGGTGGATATAGTGAAGTTACTATAAAACATTATGATACCCTTTTAAAAAGATTAGACAAATTAGAAATTGACTATAAAAAGATTAAAACCGCCCAAGAATTAAAAGAAAAAGTTTTAGAACATTCAAAAGTTGGTGATACTAGTATTAGGGTTTATTTACAAGCCATTTTATTTTCTAAAACAAATACAAATAAAAAATTTATGGAATCTGCAAGAAAGTTTATTACTGAAACATCTAAAAATGAAAGAATTGAAAGAGGAGAAAACAATTTAGTTAGAAACCAAAAAGATAATTATGTTGATTGGGATATCATATTAGATGTTTATAAAGATGCAGAGAAGAAAAAAAATTTAAGTGATTTTGATACATTAAATTATGTTATTTTAAGTTTGTATGTTTTATTCCCTCCACGAAGATTAACTGATTATTCATTGATGAAAGTTAATACAGATAATAAAATTAAAGTTAATAAAGGATTAACCAAACAATATGATAAATTTAATTATTATAGTCCTAAAAAACATTTGTTTGTATTTAATAATTATAAAACAAATAAAAAAGTTATAAGGGTTGAGGATGAAGATAATAAGCCAATGTATAAACAACAAATATTTAAAGTTCCACCAAATTTAGCTAAAGTATTGAATTCATTTATAAAAGAATATGATATAGATAATGGGGATTTATTATTAGATATGACGACCGATTCATTAGGCGATAGAATCACAAAAATATTTAGTGATGCAATTAGTAAAAATGTTTCTTTGAATATTTTAAGACATTCATATATATCGTATATTTTGAGTGATAGAAAAAAATTCAATTCAAATTTGCTATATGAAATTAGTCAGCAGATGGCGCATTCAATTAATATGCAAAACCAATATTATAAAAATAATGAAGATTAATAATATATATAATGGGTTTTCCATATTACGGACCACAAGGATTAGAAGAAAGAGAAGAAAGACGAGTTTTAGAACAATTAAGATTACAAGATGTTCGGAATAGACAACTAATGGTAAATAATCTTAATAATCGTATAGCAAATTTAACTAGTATTTATAAAAATGGTAATGCAAGATATAATTTATTTTTAAATGAAGGTCATAAATGGAATACAGATGACTTTGGGGATTTTACAAAATTACTAAGAAGAAATATTAATGCATTACATGATAGAGTTGATGAATTAGAAAATAATGGAGCAGGCTTAAGAAGAAGAACAAATAAAAAATCCAAAAAATAATTAATATAGATTAAATAAAATATAATATAATTTTATATGCAAGATACAAAATTATGTAAAATATGTAAAATTGAAAAACCTAAAATAGAATGTGTTACATATCAAAAAATATGTAAACCATGTAAATCGGATATTAATAGAACACTTTATGTAGCTCGTAAAGTTGTTATCCCTAAACCTATCGTTAAAGAAGAAATTAAAGTTAAAAGACCAGTTGGAAGACCAAAAAAAGTTAAGGAATTTAATATTAATGTAAATACTGAATAATTATATTTCTTAATTCTGGTAAATCAATAATTTTTGTTAAACCTAATAAATAATTATATCTTGTATGGATTTTTATAATTATTTTGATAGCACATATAGGGCACATATCTAGTAATGGTTCGGGATACGAATGTAACATTTTATGATGCCATACAATATCTTCAAAATCATATCTATTATATACAAAATATTCTTTTAGTCCTAATTTTCTATGAAAATGGTTATAATTTGATATACAAAATAAATCTTCAGATATTCCAACACCTTCAAAATTCGGGAAATTAAATGTATATGTAAGGAGTCCATTTGGGCTATGTTTTTTTTTTCTTTTAAAATAAGTTACATTTGGTAATTTAATTAATTTCCTTATGTATTTCATAAATTTAGCCCTACTTCTTATGCTAGCCATTAATCTTACATGTTCATCTGTAGGTTCTTCATCTTTATTTGGAATATACCTATATTGACATGTCATTATATACATATTATTATACTATATTATAATATAATAATTTTAAACACAATTAATAAATTAATAAATTAACAGAAATGATAACCAGTTCCATAATTATAATGTCCTTTATCCCATTGACCATTATTTTTAGTCCCCTTTTTTTTTAAACAGCAATCATAACACCTTTTATATGTGTTAAATTGCTTATCTGTGATTTTACAGTCACAATCTGGGCAATTAGAATTTTTGGCAATGAAAGACATGAAACAATCCATACAAAAAATATTTTTTATTGGTTTTATTTTTGGTATTTTAAATAATTCACATTTTTGACATTTTCTATTATTCATTTGTATTTGTTCTTGAGCTTCTTTTTCTTCTTGTCTTTTTTGGGCTTTTTTTATTTCTAATTCTTCATTTTCTTTTTTTATTTTTTGTTGTCTTTCTTCATATTCTTTTTTTCTGGCAATATTTAATTGTTCTTCTATTTTTATATCATTAATTATTTTCAAATGTTTAGCGGATTTTAGATGGGAATTAAATGATGCATAATTTAATGTTTTATCACACGTTTTACAATATTTATTTGATGCCAAATCAATTAATTCATTATTATGTTTAAATATAGATAGTTTAGGATTTAGGATACATATTCTACCAATTATACAATTTTCACCATTAAGTGTATTAGTTAATGAAAAACATTCACCAGATTCAATACCACATATACATCTATCATGTGAATTTATGGATGCTTCCCCTGTCCATTCTAATTGGGCAGTCTCCCAATTTTTTTTATCATTAGATTTTGATATTAATATTTCTAAACATTTTTTACACATAATTAATTATATACTATATATATAGAAATAAATTAAATACGTTTAAACACACATAAATTTTTTCTTTATATAAAATATATAATGAGATATACCCCAGCAATTAAAAAATGTAAATTATGTAATTCGGAAAAACCATCCGAAGAATTTGTAGTTCAACAAAGAATATGTAAAGAATGTAGAAAAGTCATTAATAGGAATTATTATGTGGGACATAATGGGAAAGATAGAAAAAGATTTAATCCCAATAAAAATATTGAGATTAAAGTTCCAAAAACAAGGGGCAGACCTAAAAAAATTATAGATGAAAATGAAATTAAAATTGTAAAAATGAGGGGTAGACCTAAAAAAAATATAGAAGAAATAATACCTATTCTTCAATGAATGGGTCTTCTTCATTTAATTTAATGTTTGTAAATACGGACCTTAAAAAAATCCTTTTCCCATTTTCTATTGCTACATGTCTTTCTTTAAATGGAATTATTCTATTTATTCTTTCCTTAAATGTTTTTTCTTTAATATTAACTTTCATATTATTATTTTTACTATAATTTAAAAAATGTCTAAATAATTCTTTCAATGTTATGACATCATTTGAATTATCAGTTTTTATAAGTTCTGTGCTAGTAAATACTTTAATATCATCATTAGAATTTAAATATTCGTCTTTATCTCTTGTCATATCTAATGGTTTGTTAAATTTATAATTTGTTTCTTTTAATTTTATATAATTATTTATTAACATATTCATAAATGTTCCTTTTATCATATTACAAAAATCTATTGACATATATTCTTCAACTTTTAATTTTTGAAAATCAAATTGAGGGTTTGAATCAAATTTTGTTTTAAAATTTACATATTCAACCCGTCTTGGGATTGAATCATCCGTTATGTCTTGTAATTCAAAAGTTAAGTTACATAAAAGGACTAATTTAAAGAAAACAGAATATTGTGAAGGATTTTCATATAATGCCCTACATGAAATTTTTTCACCTCCTGACCATCTTTTTAATAATGAGTTATTGGCTTTTTTTCCTTGTGTAGGCTCAGCCATGAAAGCGATTCTCCGTCCTCTACCTAAACATAATGTAGGACTTGCACTTTCTGGTCCTGATTCTTCATGTGTAATTAATGTAGTTGGCAATTCACAAAAATAATCTCCAAATGCATACTGAAAATATGTTTCTAATAAGGATTTGCCATTAGCTCCACCACCTAACCATATATTAAAGGTTTGACCCGGATTACAACCATTTAAAAACATAGAAAAACAATTTATCATATATTCTGTTCTTTCATCAGTTGTAAAAATATCTAATAATATTTTTCTTAATAATATTTCATGGGTATTATTTAAATCATTTCTTCTAACTCCACATTTTAGGGTGCAAAAATCAGTAGGTAATGTTTTTCTCCATTCACATGTTTTTAAATCAAATAAATCTTCGCCAAAACATATTATTTCTGGGTTAGAATCTATTTTTGATATAAAATTGCCATCTTTAAAAAATTTAGTTAATTGGTGAAATATTTCTGTCAAATTTTTGAAAGTTTTAATATTCCATCCTATTATTGATTTCATTTTTTTGATTTGGTTTTTATTATATTCTATTGTCTGTTGTTTTGTATTTTTTTCCTTATTTTTAGATTTTAATTCATCTATTTTTTTATTGTAAATTTCTAATAATTTTATTTCTATTGTTTTTCTAATAATTGCTGCCCCTTCTATACGTTCCCATATTCCATTATCATACATAAACCAAATAGGTCTAGGTGTTTCCTGAGCACATATAAATAAATGTTTATTTGTTTCATAAAATAAATTTGCTATATCATAATCAATACCAGATAATGAATCCAAAAATAATTTATTTTCATCCGTTATATTTTCTGGATTATCTATTTTTATATCTAAATCTACTATTTTTATTTTTAATGGTTCGTCAAATGGCTTTATTGTTAATTTCACTTTAAATTCTGAATTTTTCATTATATAATTTTCCATTTTTTCTAAAAAATTTATTGGTAATTCTTGTTTTGGAATCATACAACCATCAAAACATAAAACAATATTTTTTTCTATAAATCTATTAATTGATAAATAATTATACATTTCCATTAAAACTCTCTTTTCTAATTCTTGACAATATATTGATAAAAATGAACCATCCAAATTATAACTATTTTCTCCTTTTAAGTTTTCGCATTCATTAAACATATTAGGATTTTCTTTTTTTATAATTTGTGTATTAGTATCTAATTCTTTTTTTAATTTTGTTATAAAATTATTTTTATATTTTGTATTTCCTCCATACATTAACTTCAAAAATATTTTTTTAGATTCATCCCTAGATATTTTATATGTTTTCATTAGTTCATTTAAATATTTATCCCTATTATTTACATATTCTTCTAAAAAAGGACATACAACATTATTTTTTTTTAATTGTTGTAATAATAATACAGGATGACAATTAACTATATCAATATCAATATAATTATCAAGACATAATAAATGTCTAATTGGTCTTCTTATTCTACATAATGATAAGCTATTTTCTGGATAAATTCTACCGTAAGACCTATCTTTAGGATAATCATAAATTACATTCATAAAATTTTTTTCTTTGTTCAAAGAATTGTATAATGTAACTAAGAATTGTTTTTCATTTTCATAAACATTACCATATTTTGTAGTTTTGACTGTAGCTAGAAGACCACTATCAATGATGTTTAATAATAAATTACTATTAATAGTTTCCATTACTTTTAAATTTTCTAAATTACAATTTTCTAATAATTCTAGTTCAAGTCCCATTATATTATAATATTATATTATATATTTATTTTATGATTTTAAACTCATTTATAAAATTATTAATTTATAGTATAATTAAATAATTATATTATTTATTTGTTAAAAATTAAAGAAAATTATATTTAAAGCAATAAATCATCATTTTAGAAGGAGTTAGAAAAAAATGAAAAAAATCTGTGTCATTGTGTCATTTTTAGGGCTGTTTCCAGAAAACCCCCTAGAGGGAATTTTTAGGGGGGTTTCTTGAAACTACCCTTAAAAATGACACAATGACACAGAATATTTTTAAATCATGTCATATTCTAATATTTGTATTTTAGCTATTAATGATTTACCCCATATTCCGCCATACTTATAGACTGATATACTATTTTTAGTTTCATGTAATCGTTGAAAGCTATTTTTAGGGTAATTTTCACTAATAAATTCATTAACAAAACCTAATCCCATTTCAAATCCATAGAAATTACCTAATATAATAGAATCATGTGTAATAATATCAGTTTTAATGACCATAAATTTAGTAGTTTTGACAGCTTCCATATATATACTATAAATATATTATTTTCTACGACCACTACCCACTTTTTTTTTTGGTTTTCTTCTTTCAATTTTATATTCCAAATTGTCAATAGTATTATTTAGATTATTCATAATTCTAGACATTTCAATAAAATCCGGTTCCCTACCATTTTGATTTATAAAATTAAGTCTAAGTTGGTGTCTATTGTTTAATAGTTCAATGTAACGTTCTTTATCAACTTCATAATGTGGTGCCAATTGTTCGCCGTAATTCATTTTATAAATATAAGTTATATAATAATTATCATATATATTATATAATTATGGCAACCCGTGAAATGATTAGAATGAGGGATTTAAACATAGAAAACAATGAACGGAAAAGATTATCAACTAAAGAAAAAAATGATATCTTGATAGCTCAAATTTATAGGATTATAGAATATATGGCTAAAGAACAGAATAAAGCTATATTAGAGGAAAAACAATCAAAAGCTGAAATTGAGACAGCAAGAAACAAAGAAATTATTAATAATTCCGTAAAAAGACGAGTAGCAGTTGGAGCTATAGGAGGAAAAAAGAAAAATAAAAAAAATTAATTATGATTTTTTAAAATAAACTATTATAATATAAATGTTTAGCCTTAGCGATAATGGAAAACCTATAGCTAGATTGGATTTAGGCAATAAAAAAGTAGAAATATTAAGCATAGTAGACCCAGACGACCCAAAATATAAATCAAAAGGTCAAGTATTTACAAGATATCCAGAAAAGGGTGTATTAGCTAAACCTTTAGTTCCATTGCCCGATCCAAATAGCCGTTTTGTGTCTTATATAGCTGGTCCAGCTGGATCTGGGAAATCTACATATGCTTCATCACTTGCAACACAATTTAGAAAAATCCATCCAGATAAAAAAATATTTATATTTTCAAGAACTGAGGCAGATAAAGACCCAGCATATGAGAAACTAAAACCAATACAAATTGACATAGATGAAGACTTATTATTAAATCCAATTGATATTACTAAAGAAATGTCAGAAAATGGATGTTTAATTATATTTGATGATTGTGAAACTATCCATAACGAAAAATTAAAAAGAGAAATCCAAAAATTAATTATGGATGGTTTAGAAATAGGTAGAAAATTAAATTTAAATATGATTATTACTAACCATTTAATCTTACCAAACAATAAAGCATTTGGTAGGGTTTTATTAAATGAAATACAGTCATTAACTGTATTCCCTAAATCAGGTAGCGCAAAACAAATAAAATATGCATTAAATGAATATTTTGGATTAGATAATAAACAACTTAAAGAATTATTTACACTAAATTCTAGATGGGTCACAGTTAGTAAAACTTTTCCCCAATATGTTTTACATGCTAGGGGTGCATACATTTTGTAGTTATGAAACACCTACACATTCATTAATATTACCATTTTTATCATATTTTAATGAATCTTTATACATTTGTTGTTTGATATCTTCTTCAATGGCTTTAATTTTTAATTCTTCCATAATTTTTTGTTGTTTTTCTTCATTTTGTTTTGCTGCTAATTCATTAGAATAAGTAACAAAATCATGTAAAATTTCTTCAGCATATTGATTACATTTAAGACATAAAAAAATAAATGGATGTTCATGTTCATCTTCAATATGTATAGTTTTTAATTCTTCAAATATTTTTATTTCAGCCAACATATTTAATTTTTTGGCATGTTCTTGATATGATTCAATATTCATAATATAACTATATATTAGAAATAAAATATATAAAAAATATATATATGGACCAAACAGTAATTTTACAAAGAATTCTACAAATCTTACAGCAAAAAATTGCTATGGGTGCAGGTGAGGGAGGACGTATGAGAAGACGTTTAACTAATAAAAGAGTTGGGGGATATTTAGATGAAGAAGATGATGGAGGCGTTATGGCTGGTGTTAGTGCCGGAAGACGAAAATATAGAAAAAGAAAAACATCTAGAAAATCATCTAATAAAAAAAAAGGTGGTGTTAGTGCTGGAAAAAGAAAAAAGGGTGGTGTGTCAGCTGGAAAAAAAAGTGGCGCTAACAAATGGATAAAACATGTTCAAGATTACCAAAAATCACATAATTGTTCCTATGCCGAAGCTATGTCTAAAGCCAAAAAGACATACAAAAAATAAATAAATATATTATAATCTATTGTAAAATTATAATATGTCAATTTCAAATTTACTAGTTGAGAATTTAGATATAGTTCATGCTAATGATTTAATTAGTGATTTTTTAGATACCTATGACGCTAGACCATTAGATTTAGGAACAACAACATGTAATAGAGTTAATATAGGAACATTAGCACATACTATTCCATTATATATAAATGGTGTGCTATTTAAGAATGGTGCAGATTTAATAATCCAAGCACCTATAGCCGCTACAGATAATAATGGAATCACTGTAAACAATACAACACATGTTATTAAAATGGAATTTGCCGATGCAACACATGAAGGTATAATGTCAATAGCTGACCAAACATTTGGTGGAACTAAACACTTTCCGACTGGGATATCTGTATCTGGGGCACTTGCTGGAACTGTTAATATATTAAATGAATACTATTTGTCAAGTAGCACAATTAATTGTCAATGGGACCCAACAGGGGCATTATTTGCGGCACCATTAAATACCACATTAAGTTGCGAACGTATAGGTAAAATGATATTTATTACAATTTTATCAACACAATCCGCTTTTCCAGTAGGAACAGCTATAATAACATCAACAGTTGGTGTAGTTCCCGTTGCATTTAGACCTTCATTAACAAGATATAGTAATGCACAAGTCATTAATGGTTTTGTAGCAGTTTCACCGGAAATACAAAGAGTTCCACCATTTAATACATATGTCGGGACCGCATCATTAGATAATGTAGGAACATTACGATTTGGAACACAAATCCCAAATAGTGGGTCAATATTAACGGATAATTCATTATTTAATTTCCAAGGACCAAATACATGTGGGATTTTTACACAAACATTAATTTTTTCAGTCTAAACCATAAATCATTCTAATTCCATTATTCAATATTTTTGTTGAATAATTTTTAAAATTTGGTTCATGTATTCTATATCTCAAAAATTTCTCGGTTTTATGGACAGTTTTAATTGGTTTAAAATTATGAGTTTTTAACCATTTTCTTGCATTATCACAAGTCCATATATTGTTATCAAATAAAATGGCTTGTAAAGTTGTCATATATTATTATCGTAACATATAAAATAATAATTATTTCTAACATATGATTATATGTCAAATTACAATCCAGATTTTGATGATGTTGATTTATTAGAAACTAAGCCCTATGATTCATATTCTAAAGATATAAAAAAGGAAATACAGAATTTAAGATTAGACCCTAAAGGAAAAATTAATACATTTGGTTCAATTATCTACAGATACCAAAAATTTTACGGGGATATTGATATCATTGAAGATGTGGTAGCAAATAGTGAAAAAAGTTTAATCCAAAAATTTGTGGTAGGAATTAAAAAAATTGTGAATAGAGTATTATCACAGAAAAACCATTATTATACTGAAATCAAGGTAGGATTAGATAAAGTCTATGAAATTAAGGTCGGATATATGGATAATGGTGTTTTTTATGTAAATCCTACATTAAAACAAAATATTGTATTTTTTTACAAAAAAAAAATATTTGGAAAAGAAGATTACGAAATATGTATGAAATTATTATCAGGACCAGTTTTGGACCAAGATGTTTTTGATGAAATTATTAAAATTATTAGAACATATTATATTTTAAGATGGACAGCAAAAGAAATATTAGCAGGAAAAAAGAAAATGAAATCCGGACAATTTATAACATTAGAACAAGCATGCTTACATCAATCATTATGTAAAATTGATACAATTGTTTATATGAATAATAGATTTATTGAAACTACAAATATTTATGGATTAATGATTAAAGAAGATGATAAATTAATTGAAGTATCACCAGTATTTAAATCATCTGTCTTACTTTTAGATATTGAAAAATTATATTATTCCGATGTTTGGTATAATCCATTTAAATTATTGAAACGGGCATATTCATATTGTAGGTTAATGATAGAAAATGAACCAAATAATAATCCACAAGGACATATGGATATTATTAATGTAATTGTTCCTTTTTTATCAAGTAATGTCTCATGGCTTTCACAAATAAGAGCATTTTTTGAAGATATGACCAAAATATTAAAATTATATGGTTTGGCGTCAAAAAAAGAAATGAATATTGAGGTAGATAATTTTAAACATATTTTCTCAAATATCCAAGAAATAAAATTAGATGAATTAAAAGTATTAATCCAAAAAATTAATGATTTTACTAAATCAAATAATAAAGAAACTTTGATAAAAATAAATAATGAAATTATAGAATTTTTAACATTAAAAATAAATTATTATACAATTGAGTTTTTTAAGTCTATTGGTTGGGACCAAATACCAGATATTATATTGCCAAATACAGAATCAATAACAAAAAGGACGCCAATTTTGCCATTAATTGATAAACAATGTTTGGTAACTTATAATAGAGAAAGAAAACGATTAGCATACAGTAGACCAAAATTAGAATTTAAAAAACATATTTCGGGATTATTGAATCTAACAACTGTAAATATAAATTATAATTATGGAGGACCTCAAGGATTGCCAGGATTACCAGGACAACAAGGTATTCCAGGACAACAAGGTATTCCAGGACAACAAGGTATTCCAGGACAACAAGGTATTCCAGGACAACAAGGTATTCCAGGACAACAAGGTATTCCAGGACAACAAGGTATACCGGGACAACGAGGTATTCCAGGACAACAAGGTATTCCAGGACAACAAGGATTACCCCAATATGTCCCACAACCAGGATTACCACAATATGTTCCATTATATCCACAACCACCAGGATTACAAGGAGTAGTGAAACAAACAGGACAACCAGGTGTTCAACTACAACAACCATATCAACAATACAATTTACCAGAAATAACAAAAGATAGTGGAATATCTAAAAAACCAAAAAGAATCCCGAAAATATATGATGACCCCAATAGATATTTTGAAGATGATGAAGTAATACCAGAACCACCATCAAGAGACCCGAGATTGGGAATGCCAGGAGCACCAAATTATGATCCAGGAGCACCAGATGAAAGAGAATTAATAGATTTACAAAGGGTAGGTAAAGTATTACCACAACTAAATCCATTATTAGCAAATCCAGAATTAATAACCCAATATAATAGTAATCCATTTGGAAGTAATAATCCTTTTGAAAATGATTTAACCCGTGATAATAGGGCTCCATTATTTAAACCGCCACGAGATTATGAAATTGAACGGGAAAATACAATAAATCCACGACCAAGTCCATTTATAAATCTAATAGACCAATTCCCACCAAATGAACCATTACCATTACCAGATACACAATATCATGTCCCATTACCTAGTAATAAACCAAGAACACGAGGACCTATACCAAGACAAAGAGCACAACAACCACCAATAACAAGATATCAACCAGGACAACCAAATCTAGATGCAGAATGGGAAGATTTTACAAATGAACAATTAAATCGCCCACCTTCATATAGTTCCGATTATTCACCATTACCATCCCCACGTCATATGTCTAGGTCCTCAAGACCTGATAGTTGGGAAAATTTTATGGAACAACAATTAGAACCAAAAAAAGAAATTGATATGGAAGAATATTATAGAAATTTATATAGAAATTCTGGATTCAATGAATATGAAGATTTAAATGAACCAGAAAAACCAAAAAAATTAAAAATAAATCAACCTAAACAATTAAGAGAACCAAGACCACTTGCAAGACCTCATGTTGAAGAGAAAACAGAATATAGAGGAAGACCAACACAAAATATTTATGGTTTGCCATTGGCTACACAAAATAATCAGGTTTTAGAAGATAAAAACGGTAATTTGATATATGCTCCCAAAAAAACTGAAATATTACAAGGTAATTATTTAGAACAGGGTTATGTAGGATTTGATGGACCTATTGACATTGAACCACCAAATAAACAAACAACAAGGGTTAATTATGATTTAGATTTGGCATCACTAAGAAATCCATTAGCTAGACCAAAATTCAAAGGAACTGGTAGGACGCTTAAAAGAAAAACTATTAAAAAAAAAAAAGTTATTAAAAAAAATACTAAAAAATAAATGTGATTATATTATTATATGAATTTAGCAAAAATAAAAGAATTAGAGAATATAGCATTATCCGATAGCCAGATAATGAATGCTGTAAATGGTGATGCAAATTTAGTTTTATATCCCGATTTACATAAATATAATTCAATTGACCAATTGTTAGGAAAACATGGAGCAGCAATAATATTATATGAATCTAAACCATCGTATGGTCATTGGACTTGTATTTTTAAAGTATCACCAAATGAAATTGAATTTTTTAATTCTTATGGAAATTCTGGTGGGGCACATGATGGCGTGCCAGATGGTATGTTAAATTTAATTCCATCTAATTTTAGAAAGGAATCAAACCAAGACCATACATATTTAGCTAAATTAATGTATAATAGTCCATATTCATTGTCATATAATCAATATAATTTTCAAAAAGATGGAACAGGGATAAAAACATGTGGTCGTCACGTTAGCAACCGTTTAAATATGAGACATCTAAGTTTAGACGAATATTATAGAGTTATGAAAAAATATTGTAAAGAATTCAATACAGATTTTGACGGTGCAGTATCAATATTAAGTAGAAATATTAATTGATAATTTTTATTATGTATTTATTAATATATAATGAGAACTACAAATCAGATAAAAAATTCAACGGACAACGTATATGTTAATGTTTCAATGGTCCATGATTCTTCGGATGGTTCAAATCCAAGTCCAGCCACTTATATAGCTAATAAAACACAACCAATAATAATGGATTGTTCCGAATACTATATGGCTATAGTTCAATTTTCTATCCCTTTAAATCAAGTTCCAATATTAATATGTCCAGTTTTAACAACTAATGGTAATTCCAATACAACACCAATGAAAATTGGAATTCGTGACTTTACCGCTAATGTATATTATGAACAAAGTTTAATTTGGACGCCAGAATTAATTAATGAAGCTGTAGTCGTTCAAGATGGTTCAGTAGCTCAAAGGGTAACACCATATTATTATATGTTTAATTATGAAACATTAATAAATATGTTTAATACTGCTTTAAATTTAGCATTCATTGCATATAATGCAGCCAATCCAGGAAATCCACATATAACATTCCAATGCCCATATTTTGTATATGATGCTACAACAGGTTTAATATCATTGATAGCCCACCAATCATGGATTACAGCATCGCCATTAACTCAATCAATTTATTATAATAATGATTCAATGAATTTTTTAGATGGTTTTTCAACTCAACAATATTCTAGAATAGGTGACGTATATAATTTTGATAATGTAGTAAATATAATATCCAATGGAATAAATGGTTATGGTCCAGCAGTAGTTTATCCAGCTACTCCAACGTATGTTAGAGTATTACAAGATTATGATACTATGTTTTTATGGTCTAGTTTAAGAAAAATAGTTATAACATCTGCATCATTACCAATTAGATTTGAACAATCACCTATATTTAATAATACAAATCCTGACCAGTATAATACAATACCTATAGTAGCCGATTTTTTGCCAGCAAATACAAAAGCAGGAGATACAAGGGAAATAGCTTATTATACATCCACCTTTTATAGATTAATTGATTTATCTTCTAGCTCACCATTACAAAAAATTCAATTTGAAATATTTTGGCTTGATAAACAAAATACATTATATCCATTAACTATAAGCACATTCCAAGAATGCACCTTAAAAGTTGTTTTCACCAAAAAATCTTTATATAATAATGAATATTAAAAATCATAACGCCAAAAATAACAAAATATATAATAAAAAAAATAAATATATAGTTTTTTTTATTTGTCCTTTAAAATTATATTATGAGTTTATCGTTCCAAGAAGTAAGACCCGTCCTTGTTCGTGACCCAGTCACTATAATTGAAAATCAAAGAGATTACGCCGTGTTAAAATCTGGTTCTCAAACCTCATGGAAACAGTGGACATCAACAAGTGTTTCAACTACATCCATAAATTATTCTTGCCCACCTCCAAGTGGTTCTGTAATTGTTGATAGAAAAATCAAACATTATTTACCAATGAGATTGACATATACAGGTATTCCACCAAATGGTCAAACTTTATTAAATGCAAATAGAGATGCCCCAAGAGCTTTCCCATTAGCATCAATATATGAGACAATCCAATCATCAATTAATAATCAGTCTGTATCATTTAATTGTGCCGATGTTATTCAAGCTTTAATGAGATATAATGTTGATGAAGACTTAAAAGAAGGTGATTATTCTTCTACTCCAACAGCCCAAGACCAATCGCAACAATATGCCGATTTATATGGTTCAATTAGGTCCCCATTACAAAATTATGGTGATTCAAATGATGAATCAGTTATGAATCGTGGAGGATTTCCATTCACTATTGTTGCAAATCCAGTTTCTGGGGGAGTTAATGCCGTAACTGCAATTGTTGATGTTGCATTTTGCGAAAATGTTTATATGAGTCCATTTTATTTTGGAAAGAATAATTCTGGAGGATTTTTCAATGTTAATACTATGGATTTTACCTTTAATTTTATTTCTAATATTGCGAATAGAGTTTGGTCTCATATGCCATCCATTAATGGTGTTGCAAATGTAATTACATCATCAACATGTGTGTTTGGTGGTCAAAATGGAGGTCCAACAACTGTTTTCGCTGCTGGTCAAGTTCCAACATTATTTATTAAATATATCACACCACAAGAAACACAAATTATTTCCCCGCAACAAGTTTTAACATATCCATATTTTGATATTCAAAGATATACAACTAATATTGGAGCCGTTACAGCTGGAACTAGTGCCCAGTATTCATCTAATAACATTCAGTTATCATCCATACCACGTAGAATGTATATTTATATGAGAACCCAAAATTCCGATTTATACGCTAATGCATCACAAACCGATTCATATTTTCAAATACAAAATATTTCAATCCAATTTATGAATAAAAATGGTTTATTAGCATCTTGTAATATGAATCAATTATATGATATGTCTAAACGTAACCATTGTAATATGTCTTGGACTCAATGGTCAGGAGGTCCAGTATATAAACCTGCTGATTGGACCGCAACTTTAGGAACTGTTGGTTCTGTTTTATGTATTGAATTTGCATGTGATATTGGTTTGGATTCTCTAGATGCTCCAGGAAAATTGAGCCAATGTATGTTACAAGCTACAGTTACCGCCAAAAATATTTCAGACCATACTATTAACGCTGTTTTAATGATTGTTCCAGTTTTAGAAGGAACTTTCACTATTATGGGATTAGGTCAAGCATCAAGAAATATTGGTGTGTTATCTTCTAATGATATTTTAGCTTGCCAGTCTAACCCATGGGTCAATTATAATGAAGTCCAAGGGGTAAACGGAGGTGATTTCTTTTCGGGACTTTATGATTTTGGAAAGAATGTCCACGACTTTGTTAAAGGACATAAAATCATTTCTAAAGGTCTTTTAAGTCCGCTTGGAACCGTCCTTGATGTTGTCACTGGTCTTCCAGTAAGCAAACCATTAGGTTATGTTTCAAAATACCTCGGATATGGAGAAGGTGGAAACGGTGGTGTTTTAGTTGGTGGTGCTAATCTATCACGTGGAGATTTAAAAAGACGATTACATTAAAAAATTTTAAATAAAATGTTATGAATTATTATATTTGATGCATAACTTAGCCTTACCAAAGGATTTTGATAGTTTAGATAACTATAAACCAATAATTAAATCAGCAAAAGAGTATTATAATTGCACTTGTGGGATAACAGTTAATAAATATAATAGGGCACAACATCGCAAAACTATTAAACATAGAAAATTAGTAAATGAACAAAAAATAAAATATCCAAATGATACATATGAACATTTAAAAATAAAATTTTAAATAATATATTAAATTAATATATAATGACCGATTTATATTTTGGTATCAAGAAAGTCCCAAAAGGAAAAAAACAAGCTAGTATGCAACAGGCTATAAACCATAATCAAATTAGTTATTGGGGTTTGCATAAAGTTGATTCAAGAGCATTAGAAGGGAAACAAGGAAAAGCAAAAAAATTTGATAGGAATACAATAATATTACAACAAGTTTCATTGAGAGGAAAAAT